TTCTCGGGCTGCCCGGGGGTGGGCGGGGTGTGCTGGCGGATGGGCAGCCGGCGGGGGGCCGGCGACCCCAGCCCCGACCGGCGGCTTGAACCCAGCCGCGGCTGCAGCCTTGGCCCAACGGACGTGGCCCCACGTGCTGCCGTCTACAATGCCTGCGGCGGTAGCACCAACATCCTTGACCGCTTCGGCGACCCTGTTGACTGGGCCGAATGCCTGTCTGAATGTGAACTCAGTCCTGCAGCGCAACTGGGGTATCATCACTCAATCCCGTGCCACTTTTCCACCGCTCTGGCGACCTGTTTGGTCGGTGGAACTTTCCAGCCGGTCAAACAGCACTGTTCGGAGATGATCTTGCCCAACTCTTCTTCGCTCATCGGCTGGCGCTTGAATATCTTGTCCATGTCTTCCTGGATCTTTTCGACCATCGCTTGTGGGATGCGCAGCACAAACTGCTTGCCCTCTTGAACGAATTGCATGGCGTATTTGCCGCCGATGTCCAGCGTGATGAACTCCATCATTGATCCCTCAGGAATACGCCGTTGGGGAGAAGCGTACCCTTGCGATCCTTGATCTGGTTGTAAGCCAGATTCAAGCACTCAACAAGGTCCACATCCCGCAGCGCGCAGTAGTTGATCAAACAAACCATCACATCTCCGATGGCATCTTTGATCTCATCCAGATCGTTGTGGTTCTGTGCATCTGCCAGCTCGCCCATCTCGCTGAACGCTTTGAGCAATTGGCTCTCCGGCGTGGCGTTGGGGATGATCCGTCTGGCTTCAGCCCAACGGATGACCAGCAGCTCTATCTCTCTGTAGCTCAAATTCATTGCAGCTCCAATTCAGAAAATGCCATCGTGTGCAAATCCAAAGCCAGCATCGCGTCAACCAGCGCTAACACGTCGTCCAAGGCTCGGTGCGTTTGCGGCAGAGGCACGCCGGTCGCAAACTCATACAACTCGGTGAGTTTGGGATTGCGGCCCCACTGCTCCTTGTGAATGCCTACCGTGCAATACTCATTCTTCGGCCAAGGGAAATCGTATGCCGCTGCTCTGGCCAACTCGTTCTTCAACATCGTCTTGTCGAACGGCAGGTTATGAGCGAACACCGCGGCGGCTCTGTCGAACGCGCCGCGTATGCTGGGCAGTGCTTGCGGAAACGTGAATGCACCCTTCAGGTCATCGTTGGTGATACCAGTTATCTTGGTTATCTCCTCAGTGACCTGCTCTTGCGGATCGATCAGGTGATTGATCGTCTCCACAATAGCGCCGTTGCGGTCTAGCAGGGCGATGCCGATCTCGATGATCTTCGGCTGCTTGTGCAATGGCGCGTCAGGGTGCAACGTCAAGCCCGTGGTCTCGGTATCGAAAACCAGGATGAGCTCGCTCACTCGGCTTCCTTCTCGCGGCGCACGATGAACTTCAGGTCGACGCCTAAGATGTGGCGGGTGTCGAAAATGACGTACTTGTACTTGCGACCGGTCTCCAGCAAGAACGGATTGGTGTGGGATTGGGTCATGACCGCTTGAGCGATCTTGATCCCCATCTCGTTGAACAGCTTGGTGGCGAACTGTTCCAGCTCTTCCTCGGTGCAGTGCATGCCCAAATGCGATACCGACGGCGGTCGACCAGCCATCCAGTTGGCACCCGAGGTGTAATGCAGGATCTCCAACTCCAGCGGCTTGCCTTCGGGCCGCGTGTTCTGGTAGTTGAATGCCAGATCGGCTTCGTTGCGCAAGCCGTCGCTGCCGTGCACGCTGCCAACGGCGACTACGTGGTCGTCAACCCATTCGTCGAGTCCGAGGGCGCAAAGCAACTTGCGAGCCTCAGCAGGGTTGGGCGGGTTGAGGGCGATTTGTTCGATGAAGAATTTCATTTCAGGCTCCGTAGGGAAGAATGCAACCGGCCAAGAACTTGTGGCGCGGCTTCGACGACAACAAAAAACCAATGAATTCAGCGAGTTGAGCCGGATCGGTCTCTTCGCCGGTGAGCAATGCATTGAGTTGATACTGCTTGGCGTATTCAGCCGTCCAGCTGCGGTTGCGTAGCACCTGCTCTTCGATGTCATTAGACATCTCAGTTCCGTTCAACTTGTTGGGGCTGACGCCGAACACCGTGATGCCGTGCTTCTTGGTCAGCTCACGAGCCAGTTGCAGCGTCATGATGTGCGCTGCGCCCTTGCTGGCGTTGTAGGCTAGGCTCGTCGTCATCGGCATGTGTGAAGCGTTGCTGACGATGTTGAGGATGGTGCCGCGCGACTTCTTGAGTTCCGGCAACGCCCATTGGCTCATCTTGAAGATGCCCTTGGCGTTGACGTCCAGAACCTCATCCCACTCAGCGCTGCTGAAATCTTCCAACCATCCGGTGATGTTGATGCCAGCACAATTGACGAGAATATCCAGGCGATCTGGTGGAGGCCCATAGCTGTCTTCTGGGTTCCTGACGTCGTGGCCGATCTTCTTGTCGAAGTGATAAACCTCGTGGTCGTGCTTCAGCAGGGCGTTGACAATCGCCTTGCCCAGACCGGCGTTGGATCCGGTCACTAACACTTTAGCCATTTTGCGCTCCAGGCTCTTCAGCCGCGGGGTGCGGCTCCCCGTCCTCGTCCCGGGTCGGGTTCCGGTTCCGGTTGCGGCTCGGCTTCGGGCGGCGTGATGAGCGACTCGACCATTGCGGCGTAAACGGCAAGGTCGTGGATGCTGTCTTGATGGCTCAGGCCGGTATTGGCGAACCGAGTCATTTTGACCACCATCAGCTCGAACAGGTGCCACACTGTGAATTGTTCAGGCGTGTTAATCGCTACGCCGTTCGGGAATAGTGCTTTCATCACGTCGCCGACACGCTTGTAATTGTCGCCGTAGACCTTGTTGCGCTCCATATAGGTTTGCGCCATATCGATCAGGATCTGTGATGCGTCTTTCATGCTGCCTCCTTATTTGGGTTGGTGTACGCGCAAACGTCGTGCACGCTCAAGATTTGGCCGTTGATGCCTTGTTGCTTGTACATCTCAACAACGTCGGGCCGGTCGTCATAGGCGGCTTCGATGTTGCTCAACTCGATGCCGTAATGCTCTGGCAGCCATTGCAGCATGCGGCGCTTCAACTCAACCGACGGTGTGTGATCCTCGTTGTTACGCATGATTAGCACTTCATGGAAAACGCCCCAACGCCGCAGCCATTCTTCCGTGACGGCGCGGTAGAGAACCGGACGTGCCGTGAAGATGACGTGGTGGTAACGCGTATCGTGAGCGATCCTGGCATTGCACAATCTGTCCCAAGCGCTGAGCGAATGGTAGTCGTGGTAGCGCTCCATGGGGTTGGCTTTCTGCCAGTTGATGTTCGGGATCCGCCAACTGTCATCAGCGATGCAGTTGTCCAGATCTAAAATGACGTGCTTCTTCATAGCGGCTTGGTCCTCTCTGCGATGCGTTGGCGGTTGATCATGATAGCCTCGTCGTCAGGCTTCCAGTCTTTGAACCATTCCTTGTCGGCTATCAGCACAAGCGGAGGGTTGATGAAACTGGGCTTGTAGCCGCGGCGCTTCATCTCGCGCTCCAGCTCGTACCAACGCTTGCGGCAGTAGCCGAGCCGCGTGTAAAAGAATTTAACGTGGCCGGTGCCCAAGGTATAACGCTCAGGCGCGACGACTTCGCGACCGGACACGTAGGCCTTCTCTGCCAGCGTGAAAACGCGCGGCAACTCTTTCCATTCAGCAAGCAAATGTTGACGGGACAGCTCTTCCGGTGGTACACAATTGATTCTGGTCATACGGTTCTCCTTTCTGAGACTGCAAGCTAATTATCGCTCGAACTGGATGCGAAAGGTGCTAAGCATTCTTGCGCATCTTGTCCACGATCTTGAGCAGCTGACCCTTTTTGAGCAGGTCGCCGCCGTATTCCTTCTCGGCGAACTCTTCGATCTCTTTGAAGTAGTCACGCCCTTGGTTAAAGAAGAACTTGTCTGCCCACGGATGCACCTTGAGCACCTCGTCGACCATGGCGTTGACGACCTTCTGGTATTCGTTCTGGGTGCGACCACCGGTGCGGCTCTTGGCTAGGTCGACGAACGATCGCAAGTTGAACTTGGCTACGATGTTAGTGGCGATGTTCGTTGGCAGAATGCCGCGTGCGTCTTCTGCGGGCAATCCAAGATCGTTGGTCAGCTCGTTGTAGGCGTTGCGGATGGTTTCGTTCACCGAGTCGACGATCTGAGAAGCGGTCTCGTCAGCCGCGAGGCGGTCTGTCTTAACGTAGTCGTACTCACCCATGTGCAAGACGCGCATGGTCTGTTGAGCGTAACTGGCGTTGCGGCTGCGCACGAACTGGTGCGTGAAGGCGCGACTGACACCTTCGATCATGAACACGTAGTCCACGAACTCCCAGCTGCTGGGGATGGTGTTGGCCATGTATTCCAGCTCGGCCATTTTCTTCTCGGTGGGCCATGCACGGATCTCTTCCATGAGGCCTGGAGACATCGTGAGGCGGGTGTTTTTGGTAAACAACAACAACGTAGCTGCGTCGTGGGTGCAGCTGATGAGGGTGACTTTCATGTCATTTCCTTTCTGAGTTGACTTCGGCGCGGATCTGCCGCACCCTTGCTTCGGTGATTTCGTATTCCTGCGCTACGACCTTGTTGGGCCGGTCGTCTTTGGCGATGTTCAAGTCTCGTTCATACAAACTCATGCGGCGATTTATCCTGCGGATGGCGCATGCCATCTCTCTGGCGTCTGCCAACTGGCTCGGGTAAACCTCAATTGTAAAAAATAAATGCCCATTGGTGCACTTGCGTGCGATGCGCATCTGATGGATGTTGGAGCTATAAGTCCGGTGCAACTCAACGCTGAGTGCGCCGCAGATGTTGCATTTCATGATGCAGCCTTCCTGATGTCGTAGGCGCTGTTGGCCTTGAGCATGCGCTTGATTGCCGCGATATCATCAACAACGTCGTCCAGCAAGATGTTGCGCCACGTGGCAAAACGGCCAAGCGAATAAATGTTGTGTTCGTGAGTCAGCTTGAACAGCAACTGCTTGCGCAAGGCTTCGTCGATCGGCGCGATCTTGCCATACTTCTGGTCAACTTGCTCGATCATCTCGGCTTGCTCCCAATGCAGACCGAATGCATTGTTGACGGCTTCTTCAGAGTCAATGTCATAACAGGCGTTGGCCGTCGTCTCGACGATGAGCGTGTCACCTGTGATGCTGGCGCGGTAGACTTCCAGATGGCGCTCAGGGAAATAAACGGTCTGGAAAACATCTGCTCCAGGGACTCGAAAACGGTAGACCTTGATGCCTGAGCGCGGGAACTGCAGCGCTTCGTCCTTTATGCCCAGCGTCGCCAGAGCTACAGGCATTGGCGCGGTGCTGACCAACAAGTCACGGCGGCAAAAATCAGCACCTTGGTTCCATGTGACCCTGTC